AATAGTTCTTAAAAACCAAAATCTCAAAAAATTGGCCTCGCAAAAAATTGGCCGATGCAGTTTTTAAAGAACAACTTGGTTTTAGGCAGAAAAAAGCCCCGATTCAATTAAGAACCGAGGCTTAATATTATTTAGTTGTTAACTAATCTAGAATTCTAGATTAGGTACCGCTTTCACCTAAGAGGCCTCGGACTACAACTAAGCCGTACATATCAGGTCGCACCATCTTCTTGGCGTAACGAGTCATGACACCCTTACGTGGTACGAAGTCTTCCGTACCAAAGATAGTGGGAGTAACCTGCAGAGGTACGTAAGGAGCATATACATAGCCACTCTCAAGGAAGCTATTACCCTTACGACCAATAAGAAGCAAATTACGAGGGAAATAGGGATCAACATAGATATCCCATTTCTTACTCACAGAGCCTACTTTACTGGCGCCTGCCGTTCCTTTATTCTCATCTACTGCTACCGAAGCTCGGAAGCCAGAAGTGAACTCAAGGATTGAAGCAACCTCCGGAGACGTTACGAGGAAGTTTGCACCACCTCTTAGAGTCTTACGGTGAATTGCTGCAGAAACATCGTTAACAGTCTCTAAGAGTGTCTCATACCACTCAGAAACAGTACCCGTAAAGTCGGGTGCCACAGCGCTAGCACCAATTTCGGCGCCAGTTGTGCGATGCAGGAACATGCCCGGTGAACGTGACCAGTAATAAGTACCGGCAGTTGCACCTTTAATGAGATCTTCAAGGATCTCACGGTCAATCTCTAGAGCAATTTGCTCAGAAAGAATTGACGTAAGCTCAACCTCGGCATCAAGGTTGTGATAAGCATTAAGATCCTGACCTAATTCAGGGCTCCACTTAGCTTTGAGCTTTTTAGTCATTGCAGTGACGGACACCGAATCGACTTTGATATCAATCTCGGGAATGCCAACATCTGCCTCTAGGCCCCAATTGTCGTCACCAACAACTGCACCAATAGCGTTCGTCGTTCCAGCAGCAGGAGTGCCACCAAAGTTATCGTTCTCTGGGAAGGTCGTTGTGTGTGTGGAACCTGTAAGGTTCTTGGACAACTGTGCAACTGTTTCAGAGCCACTGGCCGCCAAAACAACAAGAATGTGGGTCTTTGCAGAGCCACTATATTGTGTTAATCGACGAAGTACATTACCAGTATGATCTGCGCCAGAGCCAGAACCTGCAGTGAGATTCCAATCAATAGCAACCAAGTCATCCTTATTAAACTGAGTCAGCGTGCTAGTGGTGGTTTTACCAACAACAACAGCTGAACCAGAGGTGATGCCTGGATCAAAGCGGCAAAGCTCGCCAATTTGGCCCTCGCCTGGGAAGCTTGCCTCCGAACCGAGTAAAGTCATTGTAGTTGATTTCGAACCCGTTGGTGAACTATATCCATTGTTTAATGAATAGAAACTCTTTTCTTCGTTAACCCCTGTAAGATCAACGCCGCCAGTGATTTGCTGACCAACAACGCCGCCACCGTAGAGAGAGTCGGCCGCAGTTACATTTAATCGGTCGTCGGTAAACTGGAAGTCCATGAAGAAAATGAGCCCCGATGGGAGACTCATAGGCTGAACACTAACAAGATCGTTAGCAATCAAACCACCGAAAACACGACGAACAATCGGGAACGCAACGGCTGCAAAGCCCTCGACATCTCCACCTGCGCCCATCGTAGAAGCTTCACGAAGAAGCTCTTTTGCTTGATTCTCAAGAAGACGAGACATTGTTTGTTTCGCACCCTCAGATTCAAGACCTTCTAAAAGTCCGGTTTTGCCCCACTTATTCAGCAGCGCTGCGCCTTCCTTTTTCATATCGCGATTAACGATACCTTCTGTTAATTTTTGAAGTATAGACATTTGTTTTTTCTCCTCCTTTATATAAAATAAAAAATCTAGTCCTTAATTCCAGCAAGAGCTTTCATTCTTGCTGTAAAGGGATCTACCCTCTTTTCCTCTTTACGAGGCATAAAGGCTGAAGAGCGTTTAGTCACAACTTCGTTCAGTGATTTCGGCCGACGTGTCAACGAATTGGCTCCCACTGCACTTTGAAGAGTTTCATATATAATTTTTGCTTCTTCAACTGTTTTTGCATTCATAATAGTTTCGACAATTCTATCTTTTTGTCGCTCATTCAGCGAGTCACTATCTAAAACGCGATTTTGGTATAACAATTTAGCGTTTGCTAAATTAGTTTCATTAAGCTTATCTTTAAGCTTTTCAATGACTGTGCCATATTTTTCTAATTTTCCTTCTAACAAGCTGACTTTCTTGTTGAGTGTTTTTTGTTCGGTTATAAGTGTTTTGTTTTTTGTTTTAAGTTCGACAGACTCTTTTTTGATAGCGTTTTGCAAACCCTTTGGAAGCTTCTTTTGTGCTGCAGTCAAACCGTTTCCTTTATCATCAGAATCACCACCTTTGTCATCAGAGTCAGAGTCGTCATCTTTGTCGTCTTTATCATCAGAGTCAGAGTCGTCATCTTCTTCTTCATCTTCTTTATCAGAGTCGTCGTCAGATTCAAAAAGATCTTCCATTTCTTCCGCTAAAACGCTGCGAATCATTTTTTCAATACTCTCGTTTGTAGTATTGTCGTCGTCATCGTCGTCGTCATCACCCTCAACCATGGAATCTTCGTCTAAAAGTGTCGCCTCTTCTAAATCATATTCTTCTTCTAAATGTAAAGAATCTAAAGCGTTTTCTTCCAGGCCTTCTCTGATCGACTCTTCTAGTCTGTCCAAGTCGATACTGACAAACGTTTTACTATCTGTAGTTGTGGCGTACGGAAGTTGATCAACAACAAACTTACCATTATCTTTTGTGTTTTTGTCTGCTTCTATGTCTACCATCGATGGTGTTTCTGGAGTTCCCATTGCAGTAGGATCACCCATCATTGTTGGGTCCATCATTGTTGGATCATATGGAGACGTTGCCGCCATGGTACTCAAATCGCCCGGGGCGACTTCTTGTTCTAAAATCATATTGACGGCCTCTTTAATATCTTTTGAGAAATGTTCTACAATTTTCTCCTCTGCACTCTGGCGCGCCGCTTCTTTAAGCGAGTCTGCATCAATGATTGCTTGTTCTAACATGTTGGACATACTTCTCTGCTCCTTTTAAAAACAGCTTTTCAAGAATAAGTAGTTTGCTTTTATGTAAAATGACCTTATTAATATGCTAGCTAAAAGCGTATTGTACCTCTGTGGTTTATTTTAATATATGCCAGCGGCGACATTCAAAGGAGTGCCACTATTATATATTGTTGTAACCTGGGCCGCACTCAATGCGAAATCCCACATTGACACCTCATCAACCCAACCGTTTGTCCAGTGATAAGCAGTGCCAAGACCTTGACCAATTCTAGTATCAGTAGTGGGCACCATATTAGTGTTAGGAGGAATTATGCCGCCGCGAGTTGGTGGATATCCGCCATAGCTATCTTCTACAGTACCATCTACATATATTTCTATACCTGAGTCAGCTGTATTCCCGTTATATGTACATACAAGATGGCGCCATGCATCATTAGCAAGAGTTGGAGAGGCATAACGGCCAATGCATTTATTAGAAGAGTTCCACGTGTCACCTAAATAGAATAAAATTGGATATCCAGAATACATGGCTATCAAATACCCCTTATAACCAGAGGCGCCCTGATCATTCGAAAAAAGCAGTTTCCAAGTGCCTCCCAAAGAGGCTATTCTACACCAGATAGAGATAGAAAATGCCTGATCGTATTGAAAATCAGTTAAAGAATTTTTTGGAATTGTAACCAGGTCACTGTCGGCGCCGAACGCTAACGAATAAGTGCCCCCAGCTTTAGTAGTACTGTCCCACATACCAGAATTGCTAAGAGTTCCATCCAAACCATTACCCGCATCAGATCTATCAGTTAAAGTAGTGCCGGTGCCGGTTTCCATATTATAATATGAAATTGGAAGCTTTTTAGTAACTGCCGCCTCTTTTGGTACATCACTATATCTTGTAACTTCTTTTGCTTCAGAAGAACCGACTTTTTTAATGCTGCATCTCTCCACACCTGACACGCTCTTAATAGTCCCTGGTAACGCTCCATCAATACCACAAGAAACATCAAGAGGAGTGCCATCATTATAGATAGCCGTCACTTCCGCCTGTGAAAGCTCAACATTCCATATCGATATTTCATCCATGTAGCCGCCGCGAAAATTATATGTTGTGCCGCCTGACGCTGCAGCAGGTTTAAAGCTTTCGCCTATTCTAATGTCTTCAGATGAAACGATAGTGTTTGTTCCCAACGCAGAATACAAGTAAGTACTAAGGCTGCTGTCTTCCGTGGAATCTAAATAAATTTTCACACTGTTTACATCTGCATCACCATTGTATGTGCATACAATGTGATGCCAGGAATTATCAACAGGATCCTCAGTCGAATAGCGACCAATCATTTTACCGCTTGTGTTCCATTGGTTTATCAGGTGAAATGAAATGTCCATCGTTCCGTTCAAGGATATCATCCATCCTCTGTATCCTGAAGTGCCGACTAATCTTTGCGTATTGGCTATACATCCTTTCCAGGTACCTTCAAACGTGGGGATTTTAACCCAAAAAGAAATAGAAAATGGTTCATTATAATCAAAATCAGTAGCGTCGCTTTTTGCAATTGTGATCACATCATCAGTTTCAGAAAAACGAAAAGAATAATCTTTGCCGGGCAATGTTTGATTGCTGTTCCATATATCTGCGGCGCTAAGAGTTCCGCTTAAGTTGTTTCCAGCGGCGGAATAATCAGGTAGATTTGTTCCACTTCCTTCCTTTGCGCTGATATATAATACTGGTCTTGTGCCCGCCATTTAATCCAGTTCTACCCAATCGGGAGACGGATCGAAGTAAATTACATTTGCAGTGTTGGTTCCGTGACCGATAATTCGCACATATGCGTCGGTTGCAATTGGCGCGGTGCCGCTCATATAACCTTCTGATCCAGATTGGATATAAACAGCCCCTCCTTTTATAAAACCACCCGAAAAATAAGTTGCTACATCAAAATAACCTTTTAAGAGCATTCCTGCTTCGCTTGGGTCGGTGCCCATTGATATTCCCAATAGTTGACTATTACCAGATCCTGTTGCATCGGCAGAGGCGCTAGCCCAGCCGCCATCTGAATTTAAGTAATAGAGGGCGCCCACCGTCAAAGCGCTAGATGCGGTTCCAAAACTAACAACGTGGCCGCCACCAGTATTATTAGCTAACAATTCCGGGCCGTCGTAAAACACATCTAAAGAAACTTTTGGTGTTGGCTCGTTAATTCCAATATTGCCAGAAACAGCTTCAATTGTAAATTGAGCCTCGGCATTGGCTGTCGCTGTTTTTCTTACGCCCATTTGAATAGGAACTCCGGCAATCAAAGTAGTTAAAGCAAAGGCATTGTCTAAACCATCTGTAAAAGT